AGCAAATGACTTTCTTAATGAATAGGCACCTACCATATATTCAATGCCTACCTCTTCAGCTAGCTTTTTTACAAACGTCCAAGCGGTTTGCCTGGACAGTGGTCTATTTTTGCTTACAAGGTGTGCTCTAAACATAAATTCATCTGTTGTATATCCATACTTCTTAACATAGTCCTTTAATAGCTTGTAGATGTTGTCTCGTAACTCAAACTGTTGAACCTTGCCTGTCTTGTGTTCTTTTATCCGAAGCTGTCCTCCAGCAAAGTCTCTAGGTGTCATTTCAAGAATGGTGTTTGTTCGTGCACCAATGTTTACACCAAGCATCATGATCATATAGTCTCGTTCTGCTCGATACTCTGCATCAGTTCCTGGTTCTGCCTTCTGAAGCTTTACAAGCTGTGCACGCTGCATCTTTTCAAAGTCTTCTTTTTTGATGTAGAGCATCGTCTGCTTTCCAAGTTTATCGACTGTCTTTCGCTGATAATCATCGTTTGGATTGTCGTACCGTTTCGGCATTTTCTTAGGTACTACTTTGGTTTTAGATTTTCTCTTTTTGTAGTTTCCCGCCACTTCTAATCCTTTCTAGAACAACGATAATTGCCGTCCAGTGAGTCCTTTTGTACATTGAGTAGAATTCCATGCTTGAATCGTTTTTGCCACTGTTTCGCATGATTCTGAGCGGAATCCACACTCTTTACATCTTGCATAGACATAGTATTTTCCTTTAACTGGCCGAGTGTCCCAGTCAACGAACAAGTTGGCCTTGCAACCACATCTAGGGCATCTTTTCAATTCGTCCATACTTATAACCTCCCTTTCCACTTCAGAATATAAAACTTAATGACTTGGATCACGATCATTGCAACTAGCCAAATCGTGAATACCGTAATAAGCACAATAGCTGCAACAGCAAGCAAATAAAGAACGGTTATAAACACATTGATCCAGAAGTTTATCGTTGCTTCTAAATAGCCAAATATCCATTCAAACATCTTTATTGCCCTGTTCCTGTGCTTCCAAATCCGCCATGCCTTTGTTCTGTTGCATTGTCATTGTCTGCAATCAAATACTTCGTGAAGATTCCTTGCATGATCTTTTCTCCACCTTGCAATTCAATAACTTCATCTGTCATGTTGCGTAAGCATATTCCAATGTTTCCGTCATTTGATGGATTGCCATAGTAGTCTGAGTCAACAACTCCAGTGCAGTTGCTAAGAATGATTCCTCTTTTTCCAATCGAGCTTCTAATGTGTAATTGCAATACTTCATCTGGAAGCATATAGGCTTTCACATCCGTCCACATGAAGGCAGCACTGTGTGGCAATATTGCTACGCTCGTTGGTAGAAAGAAATCGTACCCAGCGGAATTCTTTGTGCTCCGCTTTGGAAGTAATACACATTTCACTTTGTTTTGTCGCATATCATCGCGAACTAGTTCAAATCCTCTTTCACGCATTGTTCATCCTCCCATGTTTGCTTGCATTTCTTTCACCTTGGCCAAAAGTTCTTCATTTGGCTTTTCTGTAGGCTTTTGTTCAAAGCCTTTTTGAAAGTATGTAGGCTTTGAAATTTCAATCGGTTTGTAAGTTGGCTTTGCTTTAGGTACAAATTCGGCATCATTCCAGCGCTCTCCGTTTAACCATGTATCTGGATTTGGAATGTATTGCGTTATACCTTCGTACTGTGCTTGTCTGAGCACTGTTCTACGCAATCCGTCCATGATCTCGTTGTACTTTTCCTCACTTGTACAAACTTTCAAAAACTTAGAGTGTGCATTTTTCTTGCACACTTTCTTCGGATAGGTGCTCCAAAAAGAAACAAACCAAGACTCAGATTGTTCTTTTTTGTGGTCATTCGATGCAGAATGACCATAAGTATTATTATTTGTTTCTTTGTTGCTTTGTTTATTTGTTCTATTGGGTTCAAGCACTGTATCACTGACTGTATCAAGCACTGTATCAACAGGTGTATCAGTCACTGTATCAATTCGTTGCTGGTACTTTTCGTAATTGAGTACAGTTATTTTTGTTGCCTTGTCGATGTAAGAAGTCTTGATCATGTTTTCTTTTTCAAAAATCTTCAACCACTTCCGTATCGTATTCAACGCAAGGCCAGTATCTTCTGATAACTTTCTAACGCTAGTAATAAGCGTACCTCTTGGTATTTCTTGTCCTTTGAAATAGCCAGTTTTCCAATTTGCTTTCAATAGAATCGTAATAAACAACCATCCAGCAGAGGATGAATCGTGGTACTTCCATTCAAGGATCCTTCGTGAAATCGTTATGAATCCTTTGTCTTGTTGCATGTGTCTCCTTTCTCTAGTAAGGTAAATCGTCTTCTGTGATATCCAAATCAGATGGATTTACAGTGGCCATTGAATTGTTTTCAAGTGCTTTCGGCTGTGCCAAAATAGATACTTGAGAAGCAATCACATCCGTGATGTAATGTCTTGTTCCTGAACTATCATCATAGCTTCTGGAATGCAGCCTTCCATTCACAGAAATCAGTGTTCCTTTTTTGGCATACTGATAAAGAAAGTCTGCTGATTGGTTCCAAACCTCAACTTGGTGAAACTCAGCACGCTCATTTCCTTCTTTATCTTTGCCAAGACTGTTAGCTAAAGTAATCGTTGTTGTAGACTTTCCTGTGTTTGTCTTCTTGATCTCGACATTTTTAGTCAATCTGCCCACTAGCGCTACAATGTTTAAGTCTGCCATGTTTTCCTACATCCTCCTTTCCCATTTCTAGCTGAATTTTTAGCAAGATCTCAATAAATTCCTCTTTATCAACATATGCAACTGGGTTGTTGCACTCGATTCTAAATTTTCCGTTCAATCCATCAGAAACGAAAAACTGTGTGCTATTGCCTTGCTGCGTTACTGCTGACTTTGCTCTAAAGTTTTGCATTGCTACTTTCTCCCATAAATTCCAATCTACTTTCATTTTGTCTGCCCTCTTAGCCATGCGTTCTCAGATTCTAGTTGTATGACCTTTAATTGGCTTCTGTGAAGCATTTCAAACTGCTCCGAATTGATTCTCTCTAGCTTCGCAATTTGCTCTCTAAGCACCTTATTTCGTGCTTCTAGCGTCTCTCTGCTCAATCTCATTCCAAGTACCTCGCTAGAGATGGATTCTCTTCAATTTCTTGTGGTGTTGGAGGTGCATTTTTATATGACTGCTGCATGACTGCTCCAAACAGTAGTACAACAAATCCAACAGCAATAATGAATGAAATGGTTATTTCAAATATGATGTTTTTCATAAATATGCCTTTCTGTGCTATACTACAGATGATGTTTTTTATATCAGCATCATCTGGTGGGCAGTGCTAATTTTCGTGATTTAAGCACTGCTATTTTTTTACGCTTTTTTGTGTTTCTTAACTTGTATAATTATTTTGAAAGGAGGTATTAATTATGCGCAAATGTTTTTTTATAACTCCAATAGGAGATGAGAACTCTATTTCTCGAAAACGTTCTGATAAAGTCTTGAATCATCTTTTAGTTCCCGTCTGTAATGAACTTGAATTAGAAGTAATCAGAGTTGATAAAATATCAAAGACTTCTTCTATTACAGATGATATATTTGAACATTTAAAAAATGATGATGTGATCATTGCTGATATCACTGACCATAACCCTAATGTTTTTCTTGAGCTTGGCTATAGAATTGCTTTAGAAAAACCATATATAATCATTCAAGACATTGAATATACTCAGAGTTATCCTTTTGACATATCCAATATTCGAATCATGAATTATGATTTAGATATTGATAATATTTCAAACTCAAAAAATCAGCTATCAGATTTCATCAAGAATATTCATTTTGAGAACAGCAGCGTTCACAAGATTACGGATCATTTGTATACTACTGATACAAAAGATGAAAATGAAAATCCTTTTGTTGTATTTACCGTCAAAGAATAATTTCTATTCTTAGTTTTTGCAGTTGGTCACATATCAACTGCATCTTTTTTATTTCTTCATCAAGGCAATGTAAATCATTCTCATCGCACTTTTTTTGTATTTCAGTGCTTAATTCAAGTGCTGTTTTTCTGATGTGAGGAATATAAGCTAAACTATCTGCATTTATTTCAAAGCCTTTAATTGCTAATACATCATTTTTTTGATTTGAATTTTCCATATGCTTTTAAGCTCCATTTGTAACTGCTCCAACTTGCTTGTGAATCGTTGCAAGAGTTGTCTTTGTAACTCTGCAAACAGACGTTATACGCACCTTTGTAGGTTCGATGATGAAACCATTTAAGTCTTTCTCATCTTCCTTCTTTGCATAGTCGTATATGCGCTTAGAAGTGGCATATGAGACACCTAATAGCTTTTGGATGTCCGCTTTGCTGAGATAGAATTGGTTAGCAATTTCTTCTCGTGTTTTAACTCTTTGACACATATGTTGTTATCTCCTTTCTTTTTTCATCTGTACATTTACCATCTGCAAGACTCGCATAAGTCCTGGCATCTTTAGTTATCGAACTTGGAAAGTGGAATGTTCCAAGCACGTGCTAGTCGAGCATGAACTATTAGATTGGATTTTTATATGATTCTTATTTGGTCAAAACAAATTAGTTTTCTATCAATGGATTTCTATATAAACAATTTCAATATTTTTATACATCTATATGATCCAGACTCATAGCAATCGTCTTTCGTGAGTAATGCTCGTTTGTATTAGTCGTAAATTTTTCCGTTATTTTCATTTAAAAGTCATTGAAAAAATATTTGAATAGAGTTTAGAAAAAAGTGCGACTTGATTGTGTCTTTAATCAAGAGCTTGCTTGAAGTCAATTTAGGTTGACATAAGGTGCAAGTCTAAACCTTCTCATGCAAGCCTTGCAGATGGTAAATATTTATCCTTTCCATGTATAATTGGCACGAAGGGGGTGAATGAAATGAAACACACGGATGAACAATTATACCAACTCGCAATTGGTTTTGTTCTTCACCATGAGCGTGATCGTGAACCAGGGAAATCAGAACAATTTAATTTAGTTGATTTCATGATGAGTGTTGATCATGTGTATGAACAGTTAAAAGAAATTGAGAGATCAAATAATGAGTGATTCTTTCACAATATCTAATTGGCATTCGAGATAATTGCAAACGTCATTTGTTACTCTCATAACATCCCTGCCTGTCAAAGCAGGGTTGTTTTTTAGTTCCTGCATAATCATGTCAAACAGTTTTTTTTGTTCTTCACTCTTGTATAGATAGAATCTTGTATTTTTGTAGTTTTTATCAGTTCCAAAATAACCATCGTCTTCTACTATTAGTCGTCCCTGTTCCAATTTATTCATTCTGTTTTCTCCTTTTCCTTTCTAATCACACCAAGAGAGCTCGGCACAATGAATATTCATTGTTTCACATGTTCCGCGATGCCCAACGCAGACAATTACAGTTATGGTTTTCCAGATGATCCAGAGTACAAAACCCTTTCGAAGGTAAGCAATAAACTATCAGAGGGGAAAATTTAATTGCTTTAATTGCTATAAAAATAAAAGAACATAAATTAATAGTTGTGCCGAGCTCTCTTGGTGCGATGAAGTTGTAAAATTTTCAACCTATTTAGCAAAAAAAATATTTTCTTTTTCTTCAACAGTTAAGTTAAGAACTTTATCAATGCTTTCTATTTCAGAATCTGTAAATTTCCGTAAATTATTAACTTTATATGACATTGATTGCCTGGATAAATTTATTTCTTTTGCTAATTTGTCGAAAGTATAATCTCTTTTTAGCAATGCAATTTGAAATAGCTTTTTATTAGTCATTTTTTCTCCTTTCAAAGTTGATAATTTTTCAACCGATTAAATAATAAAATGTGGTTGAAAGTTTGTCAACCGTAAAATACAATATTTTTACAAGAGGTAGTGCAAAATGAGTAATACAGTTGGAAAACAAATAAAAAAGAGAAGAAAAGAACTTTCTATATCACAATTGCAATTGGCAGAATTATGTGGTTATAAAACAAAAGGAAGTATTTCAAGAATTGAAAAAGGTGAGACAGATATAACGCAAGATCAAGTTATTCTTTTTGCAAATGCTTTAAGAACATCTCCTTCATATATTATGGGTTGGGTAGATGATCCAAACTATTCCATGAGTGAAAAGTCAAAAACAACACCTATGGCAATAAATATAGGTCAACAACTAACTAATCTTGAAAAGGAACACGGGTATTCAGAGGATTACGTGGCTAAAGAAGTAGACATATCTGTTGACTACTACCGCAACTTAAAAGACGGTGTAAATCACATCTTCGATACTGACCTTATGTTGAAATTCTCAAAATTTTATAAAAAGCGTTGGACTGACTTTTTCCCTCCTGGTATAAAAGCACTTCCACCTAATGACAATGTAGTTGCTTTGCAATATATGTCTGGTAGGTCAGATGAAGAAGTTTGCAAAGCACTTAATATATCTATAGATGAATATAATCTAATTCGGTTAGGTGAGAAGCAACTTGACTACGTCCTTCTGGAAAAATTTTCTTCCTTCTACAACATATCTTTCTCTACACTTTTAGGCACAAATCTAATGCAGTACGCAGACGATAAACAAAAGCGTTTGTCTGTGAAGATGCAAGCCTACTTAAACGATATTTTTGCCGCACTCAATGGTGAAGAGTTCGATAAAGATGATATGCAAGAGCTAATAGACTACATTCGTTTCATGGCAAAGAACAAGAAAGTAAAGCGGATGAAAGAAGGTAAGTAGGTAATGGCAAAATCTATACAGTTGTTTCATGGAAATATTTATAAATATGTTAACAATGATGGTGAAAGTAAAATAGCAATGTATCTTTGTGATACTAATTTAGGAAATAGAATATGCATGGTGCCATTAGAAAACCCTGATGGTCAATCTAATATTATCGTAATCGAAGGAATGGAAAAAGTTCTTTATCCTGAAAGCTATTTTGAAATTGAGAAAGCAAAAATTATATCAGTTTTAAGAATCAAAGGAAAAAATATGAAAGTGGATTACAAAACTTATTTGCAAATATCTGAAATTGTTATCCATAGTTTGCTGGCCAAAACAACAAATACATATCAAGCTTTGTCACATAAGAGATTTCAAAGTATAAAAAAAGAAAATTTTATTTTAACAGAGGATTATTATAAATATTTAACTTGGTTTGATTATAAAACAAAGCTTCAATTTCAACGAAAGTTAAAAGTTATGCCAGGGATTTTGCTCCATTCCGTTTATTGGGCAGAGCTAGGAAGAAACGTAGGATCAGAATTGGAAAAGTTACGACCAGTCTTAATATTCAAAAAGCTTTTATCAAAAAAATTTATAAACGATTCAAGCGTTATTGTGCTTCCTATTTCTTCTAAGTTTACATGTCAGCGATATAGTACAAATTATCCTGTAATAATAGATGGAAAAATAAACTACGTAAAGGTCAATGATATACAAAGAATTAGCATAAAAAGACTTGCTCAGCCTTACAGAGATTCAAAAGGTAAAGCAGTAATTATAAATGATGAGGATATAAAGCATATAAAAGATATAATTGTCGATTACTTTGTGAATGATTCTCTTTAAACGCAAGAAAGCACCGCAAAGAATACGGTGCTTTCTTGAAATCCTCCATCATTACCACCTAAAGTGGATTACCGAAGTTACAAACAGAGTTTAGCATATTAAAAAATACTTTACAAGTGTTCAAGGCTGAGAATTTAACATAACTCCGTACTACTTATGAATGCAGATGTCAAGTAGCTTTAGGTTACTAATTTAGGTGAAATTATAATTATACAATTTCTGGTTTGCTAAAAAACGGACTGATCGGACAGAGCCGGACAGGATTGGACAAAAATGAGACACATACGGAAGTAGCGGAAGCAATCGGAAGCAAACGGAAGTAAAAGAAAGAAGAGATAAAAAATGATTGGTTACGACAAAGAGAGAAAAACATATTTTGTGCAATATCAAGTAAAAGACCCTTTAACTGGTAAATGGAGTACAAAAAAGAAACGCGGTTTTAAATTGAAACGTGATGCAGCGCAATATGAGGCAAGTGTAAAAATAGAAAAAACAAATACAGCTCCAAAGATTACATTCTTAGAAATGAATGACCTTTATGAAAAATCATTTCAGATTTCTTCCGGACAATCTCAGCAAAGGCATACGCACTTCGAACGACGTTTCCCCTTAAAAGACAATGATATAAGAAAAATAACTCGATTACAGTTAGAAACTTGGCGTACAGAATTGATCAGTGATGAGACATACGCAACACGTACAAAAAACAAGACAATAGCATACGTCAAATCTGTGTTTAAATTCGCCTATGACGTATATGGTATTCCAAACATTGCACAATTCCTTAGATCAGCAAAATATACGGATAGCGAAATAATGAGTCAAGAGCGCCCAGTATGGACACCTGACCAATATAAAAAATTCATCGATTGTGTGGAGTTGCCTATATATAAAATATTTTTTGATTTTCTGTTTTGGACTGGATGCAGACGAGGTGAAGCCATGGCATTACAGAAAAGTGATGTTCATGGGAATCATGCATTCATACATTATTCGATAAAACATTTCAAGAACGGGCTTAAACCAACCAAAACAAGAACATCTAGAACAATCGTATTAGATGATACTTTAGCTAAAGAGATAGAACCACTTATGAGCACAGAAGGTGATTTCGTATTTGGAGGAGAGCGCTCTCTTTCCATTTCTGCAATCCAATCTCAATTTACAAAAGCAAAAAAGAAAGCAGGAATACAAGACAATGTAACAATCCATTGTCTACGACATAGTCATGCAACATGGTTAATAAATAATGGTGTCAACATTGTTGCTGTATCTAAGAGACTTGGGCACGCTGATATAGAGACTACTTTAAAAACTTATGCACACCTGCTAAAAGACACAGATAGTAGCATGATAGAGTTTATAAATAAGTGCCACAAGCAATAAAAAATACAAATTCATTCCAATTTCGTTCCACGGAAAAATAAAACCGCATATTCATGCGGTTTTTTGATATACAGAGCGAGCGACGGGAATCGATTAATACGTTTTTTTATGTATTATAAAGTTTATTTTTTCGCATAAATATGCGATTTTTACATTTTAAGTTTTTTGCTTTTTTGTAAATTTCGTTCCAAAATCATGCCACAGAATATTATATGTTTAGTTTTTATACATCTGCTGATAGCGTTTAGCTTTTTCGTACTCTTCTATATGACGTTTATGAAGATATTCATATATAACCATCATATCAGAAGGAACCTCTCCATTTGTTTCACGATATTTTTTTATAATTGCTTCTGTCTTCTCATGAAGAATCTTCGTATGATTCTCTTCTTGAGTAGAAATACTATAAAGAGATTCCGCTAGAACAGGGTATTCTTCTTTAACTTCTATTGCAAGCTTGGCATAGCATTCCATATCAGCAATTTCATCTTCAATATGTTCAGATAGTTTTTTTATCAATTCCATAATCACACCAGTTTTGTAACAAGAACATTTACTAAGCTATATGTTGCTTCAACTCCAGCATTTAACAATGTTGCTGTAAACTCTGGAGCACATGCACAGCAACTATCATTATATGGAACTTGAACTCTTGCAGAGAACGCAAGGTTATGTGTTGATGTAGTATCAGCAGCTGTTTCCGATGCAAAGGCAAATGGTACAACTGTTCCATTGATCATAAGCTGAAGTGTCATTAGTCCGCCACTTCCAGCAATGCCTGTAGCATTTACATTGACTATGTATAAGCCACACTTTTTAAATTTAATTGTGGCGTCTCCACTTTTTTCTACTGTGCATCCTTTTTTTAATACAGTATTTAATGGCACCGCTGAATTTGCGGGTACTGTGATATTATTTGAATATGTTTCTATCATAATGATTTCCTTTCTTTAAAAAAAGAGATAGCCTGAGCTATCTCTTAGATCAGACGTACTTAATACGTTCTATTAAATGTTTCCACATCCGCCGCAGAATGGTGATGGTCCAGCAGAATATGCATAAGAATTCGGATATCGAACAACACCAGACATCTGCTGAGCAAGTTCTAATTGATTGATTCGTTGTGCTTGTGCAGTGATTGTCTGTTGCAACTGAGCTTTTTCTAATGCTGCAAATTTATCATCTATATTTTTGTTAATAGATGCTGTATTCATTGCATCAGAGTATTTTAGGTCTGCAATCAATTGCTTGTTTTGGCAGCAGCAATCTGCTAATTGAGAAGACAGTGCATAATTGCCATCTTTGATACTTGCTTGAGTATCTGCAAAATTTCTAAGATTTTCATATCCAATAGAAGATAGTCCTTGAGAAAGTTGCATCATATGAAGATTTTCATTGTCGGATAATCTTCCAACTGCATTTTGCAAATCATTAAAGTTCATTGCGTTACACAGTCCTGCTTCTGTGACAGGTTCTCCATTTGGTGGCGTATTTCTTCCGTTCATTCCAAATCCATTTCCCATGAATGCGAACAAAAATAATACGATGATCCACCATGCTCCGCCTCCAAAACTGTTATAATCATCAGTGCCTCTTGTAGCGGTAGCTAAATCAGTTAATGAGTAATCCATAGTTTATCCTTTCTTTTTATATGCAATCCGCATCGGCCGTTGTGCGTTTTACATCTACTTTATTTCAATATATTCGTAAGAGTCATAGCTTCTTTTTTTAGCTCTTCAAATTGTTGTTGTGACATTTTCCCAGATGCAATTAAATCTTTTACGATTTTCTCTGGATTTTTGCCTTGCATTTGTTTTTTAAAATCTTGAAAAGCAGAAATCATTTGTAAAGGGTTATTTCTTTGTATTCCTTGTGTTTGCTGTGGCCTCTGATTGAGTCTCTGTAAAATTGGATTTGCCATTTTTAATTCCTTCCATTCTTTCTTCTAACGAGTTGATTCTTGCTTCTAAATTTTGTATCACACTGTTTTGAGTTACTTCCTTATGTTCCACAATGTCATAAGCCGTTACTGTTTTATAACCTGCTCCATCTGTTTGAATAAGCCAAACAATTGGATCGTGTGTATCTAAAAGAAGTGCTTGGGAATCAGGTCCAATCTGATAAGTATCAGCTCCTTGCCGTCCATTTACTTGTACAATTCTTTGCCTCTGTAGCATTTGTGAAGCATATGGTTGGAATGTTTGCGACATATAAGGATTGTAATAGTCCATATCCGTCCTCCTTTTTACATACTTATTATCTTTCAAATCGCATTCAACTTGGTTTCAAAAAAGTCCGAAAAAAGTACAATCCAACTTACAAAAAAAGTGGAACCATATCATTTATGATTCCACAATTCCTTTCTATTTTTCTTACGAGGAGGAAGTATTTTTGAATATTTTTCAGCCTCATCATATTTAAGTTTTAATCTACTAATATAGTAATTAACCGTTGATCTACTGTAATCTAATGAAATAGCAATTTGATCAATGCTATATCCTAATGCATGTTTTCTGATAATCTTTTCTTCAATCTCATTTAAGCATCCAATTCTTATAAACTCTTCTAAGATTGGAAGATTCCAAGATACTTGTTTTGACATATCATTCTTTAAATGGCAGCTTGTTAATTTCTTGCATTAATCTTTCTCCTGTGCCATTTCCACCTAGCTTCTTATATGGTTCGTACAAATACTTTTTTAAATTGTCATACTCTGCTTGAGATATATGGCCTTGTTCTATATACTTTGAGCAAAGGAAATACAATCTGTCATGATCCAATCCACAAACTGCTTCACATATAGCATCTAATTTTTCGTCTTTATTGCTTTTCTTCTTATCGTTACGTTCAATCAAAAACTGAATGAGTCCAGTAGCCCCTGAACCACACAAACCACCAATAACAGCTACAATTATCGTTGTAATTGCTTGATTCATACTAATTTTCCTCTTCTAAATACTTATCAATATACTCTTCGATACTTTCCGATTCGCCAGTTTCAACATAATACGAATAGCCAGTAGACTTAACACTCTTGATATCCACATGTAAAACTCTTGAGATCATACGTTTGATGTCATTCGGTTCCAATGTTAGAGATGTCTTCATATCTTTTCTTCCTCTTCAAATTCAATCAATTCTTCGTACTGAGCTTTTGTAATCTTCTTTTTGTTGAAGGCTTGTTCTACCAAAAAGATGAAATTATCTTTACTATACTTTCCTTCAACAACGCGTTTTTTTTGGTTACTCAAAATCTTGTACATCAGAAGTTACCTCACTTTCTTCATCTTCTTCTGGTAGGTCAATTCCTGCCATGCAAGCTACATACTGCGTTAGAAATTTCTGATTTTCTAATTCGTCTGCATTGCTTTGAATTTGGCTTGCTTCATATTCTTCTTGTGCTTGTCTTTCGATTGTCGTTTCCAGTTGCTTAATCTTCATATGTTTATCTCCTTCCACAACTTTTTGTAATATTCATCCATTCTTTTAATTAGCTGAAATGAGTTTCCCCATTCTGCATGAGCTTTCCAACACGCATAGCTAGTATCTACATCTTCCTTAGATATTTTGTTTTGTTTTGCTAAAATAACTAATTTCTTTAGTTTCCTGCGCTCATGCTTGATGTTCTGTGAATTAAGGTTGTAATAAATCTTTCCGGTGTTTGAAAGCGTAGCTTTAAATCCAAGATACATAAATCCTTTATCCATTCGGCAAACTTTAGCTTTTTTTGGATTTGGTTCAAACCCTAACTCAATCAATTTATTGCTGATTATTTTCAACCATCTATTAGCTTGTTCCTTATCATTCGTGATAAGAAACATATCATCCATGTATCTTATATATGATTTACAATGTAGTTTTTCTTTAATGTAGTGGTCTAAATCGTTAAGAAAGCTAATACCTGCAATCTGCACCATTTGAGAACCGGGATTATATCCAACATCACCAGAATACTGACTATCCAATACATCTTTAGCCATGTCGGCAATATCTTTGTCACATAGCTTTAGAAAGCATTGATTGACTAATTCATGTCTCATGTTTGGATAATATCCATGTATATCTATCCATACGACATAGCCTTTATTCGTACCATAATTGATAAAATATCTATGTAGATACTTCTTCATCATGTTCATAGCGACTTGTGGGCCTTTGCCTTTTTGGCAAGCCACATTAGGATATATGAAATGTCTTGTTGCCTGTGGATATAAAGCATTGTCATTTATGCTTCTTTGATAGACTCGATCTCTAAATGGAATGCTTAGACATTCTCTACGCTTAGGGTAGGTAATCAATATAGGCTTTGGTTTTCTATTTGTCCAAGTTCCGCCTTGAAGTTGTTCTTCCATCTTCAAACAATCTTCAATGCCATTTAATACAAATGACTCCACGCTTGGCTTCCAAGACACATTTTTCTTACACTTCAACATAGAAGCAAACAGTTGGTCGAAATCTGTTATATATTCTTTGTAATTCAAAATAAAAATATTCCTTTTGTAATAGCTGGCTATCTTTTTTAAGACTCCAGCATCATAGGGTATTGTTCACTCTAAAAGAGTCGGGATGAGGTTCCTTGTTCACACATATCTAGTCAACTATCAATTTTTGATAGCCTTTATGCTTGAATTGATGAGCAATCGGAGAGAACGCATTCGCGTTGCTAGCGTTGTTGTTGTTGATGTTACCACTAGAGTTGACATTCCACGTATTATTCGCATTGCCACGATTAGCCGAGCGCAAACGGACGTTCTGAGTACAACCTACATCCCGTGTAGTATTAATCTTGATATTCTTTATATCTTTCTTTATCGGCATTATGCCAAGCTATGTACTTCTTTTTAACTTCTATAACTTGACTACACCAATATTTAACTCGTTTGCCACGTATACCAAACAATGTCTTTGCTATATCAATATCGCTCAATAAATCTATACAAAGAAATATAGCTTCACGTTGATACCTGCTTCTTTCATTCCATCTTTGGTTTGAATTTACATACACTGCATTCGCTCTTTTTCCAAGTCTGTATATCTCTTTTGATTTTTGAATTAAATCGCTTGTCATAGTTTTGTAATACTGAGACGGAAAGTTGTTTTCATTTGAGCAAATCTTAATTGTATACAGTGCTAGATTTCTAGCATCCCACAAACAATCAAGCATTTTGTTTGTGGGAGTCTGAGGTACGTTTCTTTGATTTTCTTTAACTGACATTGTTTTCCTTTCTACGGGGTGGTACGGTTGTCCACCCCGATTTTTGATTTATGCGATGCA